GCCTACAACTTATTGGTGAGGCTCAGAAACAGGGAAAGACGTGTGCCTGGATTGATGCCGAACAGTCTTATGACCCAGAGTGGGCTGAAAGACTTGGAGTTGATAGCAGTAAACTACTGCACAGTTCGTCCAAGTCTATTAAAGATTTAGTAGACGACTCTGTTGACCTGCTAAGTAACGACCTTGACATTCTCGTGGTTGATAGCATCACTGCCCTTGTTCCATCAACATACTATGCTGACGATGAGATTAAACCGTTCGAAAAACTTGGTGCGATTGGCGGGGACGCAAGAGACTTGTCCAAAGCAATCAAGGTTATATCTGCTTCTAATACTAAAACGCTTATCATTCTAATTTCTCAGCAGAGAAATCAAATTGGTACTATGTTCACACAGGCACAGCCAACAGGTGGCTTTGCTCCGAAGTTCTACAGCAGTACGATCATCAAGCTTTGGTCCAGCGACTCAGATGGTAAAGCTATCAAGGGAAAGATGCCTGTTGGAGATAAACTTATTGAGCAGAACATTGGTCGTAGGGTTATGTGGACTGTTGAAAATAATAAGCTAGGGCCACAGTCAATGAGCGGTGAGTATGATTTCTTCTACCAGGGAGACCACGTTGGAGTTGACTCAGTTGGAGAAGCTATTGACCTAGCAGAAACATATGGAATTATCGCAAAGGGCGGAGCTTGGTACACAGTTGGAGATCAACGACTTCAGGGTAGAAGAGCTGCGGTAGATTACTTAAGAGAAAATCCAAATGTTTATAAAAAGATTGTAGAGGATATATATGGGTATCTTCGATGATCTAGAGGAAGATGAATCTAAAGAAGATAAGCGCAAACGAGTAGACTTTTCTGCACAGTGCCAAGCGTGTGGCAACTCAAACAACAACAACGCGTATAAAACTGATACTACTTTTTATTATTTAATTGAGTGTAGTAAATGTAACAAAGAATTTAAAATTAAATTACCAATTGACCTAGAGCCTATAGATGAGTGAAAAGTCAGAGTCTAACAGAGATGGTGCCAGATTAGTAAAAAATTCTGGCAGGGGTCAGGTAAAAGGTGACGCTACGTGGAAAGAGTTTGTCGTAGACTATAAAGAGTATGGTAAGTCTTTCTCTATTAGTCAGGATGCTTGGGCTAAGATTTGTACTGATGCTATGAAGAACGATAGAAATAAAAGCCCTTTGTTGAAATTAATTATTGGTACGGGGCAGAAGAAGGTAAGGCTTGCTGTTATAGAGTTTGCCGTACTAGAAGATATGGTTGAAAGGTTGGAGCAACTAAATGGATCAAGCTGAGGCGTTGACTTTAATCAGCGAAATTACTGAAATTAATGATATGCATGATTTTATGCAGGACGAACACCTTGACAAGGCCCTGGCGTTTATTATTAAATTGATTACAAAGCCGGATGTTCCGGCAAGTGTTGCTCCTGCACTAATCGTACAACTACAGGCGGTAAGCGCGAAATGTGCTATAATGTCTAGATACTATACATCGTATCAAAACAAGGGCCCAGAGTCCATTAAGAAGAAAAATACATATTATTCAGCGCGAGAGGCCATAGACCGCCTTGTGGATGCGCTTAAATATTCAGCGAGATTGGGTGTCTAATGGCTAGAGAAAAAAGTATTTCATCAAACGGAATGTATAAATCTGGAGCAGTCTTTGACGTAAAAGAGTTGAATAAAATTATTACAAAGGGTTATGTAGAGAGTGGAAGAAAAGATGGGTACGCAAAGAAGAAGACGTTCTCCCCATCGTCTGTTGGATATGGCAACGGTACCTGCCCACGATTCTGGTACGGAGCATTCAATGGAGCCCACTTCGAGTATACAAAGGACCCTGTAAGTATTGCTAATATGAATAATGGAACCAAGTCTCACGAAAGAATTCAAGAGGCCCTGGAGCTATCGGGAGTTGTTGAAAAGCTTGAAAGACAACTTAAGATTGAAGATCCACCGATCATGGGATACGCGGACCTTGTAATTAAATGGAACGACGAGCTACTTGTGGGTGAGATCAAGACTACTAGCCAGGAATCTTTTGGAATTAGAAAATCTACTATGAGTGTTCCGGGATATCATAAGATTCAACTACTTCTTTATATGCATGGGTTTGGCATAGACAAGGGATTCTTCCTGTACGAGAATAAGAACACCCATAGAATACTCGTTGTCCCAATTGAAATGAATGATAACAACAAAAAAATTGTTCAGGAAACATTTGACTGGATGCGCCTAGTTAGAAAAGCTTGGGAAGATAAACAACCACCAACCAGGCCTTTTGAGGAAGACTCTAAGGAATGTTCAAGTTGCCCAATTAGAAAGGCTTGTTGGGCTGGGGAGCCTGGTATTATTGATCTACCAGTGCTGTCGGTGCCAAAGTGATAGTTTGTGCTAGACAGGGATGTGGTCAGGAGTTTGATAGGTCAGCCCATAACCAAAAGTATTGTTCGTCAGAATGCCTTCGGGAAGCTACAAACCAAAGGTTTAGGGAGAAGTATCACGAGAATAAAGCCAATGCTAACAGAGGGCCTAGATTCTGTGAGTGTGGTAGTAAGTTGAGCAAGTACAATTCTGGAGATCAGTGTGCCAAGTGTGAAGCATCTACAAGGTCTAGTAGGACTAAAGAGCTTCGTGACTTTATTCGGGGGCTAAGAGATTAATGAAGACTAAGGCTTCAAGCGTTATGGGAATAGATGCTTCGACAACATCTATTGCGTTCTGTGTTTTAGAAGGAACTAGGCTGGTTAAGTTTGGTGAAATACAGTTTAAGGGTGATACCATATATGCTAGAATGCTTGACGCAAAGCGTAAGGTCAGGGCACTAAGAAGAGAGTTTGATGTAGAGTTTATTGCCATTGAAGCCGCCGTGATGGTTAGGTCTGCTGCGGTAGCGATAAAGATGGCTTACGTCTTTGGAGCCATCATGTCTGAGTTGCTGGAGAATGGATCTAAAGTTGTAGAGGTTACCCCAATTGCTTGGCAGTCTTTCATTGGAAATAAAAACTTTACTGGTGTAGAGAAAGAAAGTGTCAAGAAAGACTTTCCAGGAAAGACAAAGACATGGTATTCTAATAAGACAAGAGAACTACGCAAGCAAAGAACAATGGACTTTTTTAACGAAGAATTTGGAATTACTGTAAAGTCGGACAATGTAAGCGATGCCATCGGCGTTGCTTGGTATGCTGCTAATAAGCTCACGGAGGTATGATGAAAAAAGATTTCTACAAGAGCGAAATTTGGCTTAGAAAGAGATACGTTGTAGACAAGAAGTCTTTGGAGGAAATTGCCAAGGAGTGTGGAGTATCTCATATGACTATTTTTAATTGGTTAAAAAAGTTTAACCTTATTCGTGACTCAAGGAGCTGGAAATGATTGTAGGTCTTCACGGCTTTGCCCAATCTGGCAAGGACACCATTGGCGAAGAGCTTGTAGAGAAGTATGGGTTTGAACGGTTGTCGTTTGCAGACATTATTCGTGACGCAGTATACATCTTAAACCCAGTTATTTTTCATAACCCTATGGGAGAAACTGGTAGGGTTAGAGATTTGGTGGATGCAAATGGTTGGGAATGGTGTAAGCTTAATTACCCAGAGGTACGGAGGCTCCTTCAGGTTATGGGTACAGAGGTTGGGCGGGACCTAATCTATGACGCTATCTGGATTGACGGCCTTCGTAATAAGATTCGTAACGGTGACTATGTAATCACAGACGTAAGGTTTGACAACGAGGCCGAGATGATTAGGTCTAACCGAGAAGGCTTTCTAGTTAAGATTGTCAGAGATGGAGTTGGCCCAGTGAATACACATAGTTCAGATAGTGGTCTGCCCGACCACCTGTTTGACTTGATCATTGATAATGATGGTTCTCTAGAAGAGTTCCTTGAAAGCGTGGAGAAAATCATCTCCATGAAACCCTCTACTATGGTATAATTAATATTATGCCTATGTATGAGTACAAGTGCGAAACCTGTGAAAACGTCGCTGATGTTATAGTAAGTATTGACAAGCGTGATGATGAGATGCTATGCTCTGAGTGCGAAGGAAAGGTTTTT